CCTTAGACGTTTTGCTTAAGTTATGTGAGGAAGGTGTGGATATTGTAGTTTTAGACTCTATAGCAGCCTTATTGCCCACGGCAGAGGCAAAGGAAGGCATGGATCACTTATCTATAGGGTTGCAGGCTAGATTGATGAATCAGTTGTTTAGAAAACTGGCTCCAGTAAATTCTAAAACAGCTGTAATATTAATCAACCAAATCAGGGCTGGCATAGGCGGGTATATTACTCGTGATGCTCTTCCTGGTGGTAAGGGACAGGAATTTTTCTCACGTATCATGGTGCGTGTTAAAAAAGGCGAAACCATTGGAGACCAAAAGAGTCCTCAAGGATTCTTTATAGAAATGAAGGCTGAGAAGAATAAGACTCATACGCCTCTATTAACTTCTAGTGTGCCTTTTTACTATACAGGTTTACCTGATCCTATCTATGAAGCGTTCATGATGGCATCAGATTTAGGAATCGTTGTTCGTAATGGGCCTCAATATGCTTACCCTGATAAAGAAACTGGTGAAGTTTTACATAAAGCATTGGGTAGAGAAAAATTCTTACAATTAATGAAAGATGAAGAAGGATTACGTACATCTATTGAAGAGGAAATAAGGAGTAAAGCATAATGACTACACAATCTTCCGTGGGCACATTAGCTAGTGATTTAGATAGTATTCTTAGAAGTTTTGGCAGCATGCTTGAAGGCGTATATCATATTGATGAAGACCTAGCTTCAGAAATAGCAGAAAAGTTCTCTAATCGTTTGCGTGATGATGCTAGGTCTATCTATGCGGAAATGACTGCAGAGATTAGTGAAGGGCTTAAGAAGCCTGCTAAAAAGCCAAAGAAACGTCGGACGAAGCCAGAGGTAATAGAATCGTTAGATTTTATGGATGAACCAGACCGTGCCATTGGGCAGGAAGAGCTTCCAGCACAAGAAAATACGTTACTTCATGCAGACGATGCTGGTGATGTTGATTTACTAGCAGAACGGCTACTTAACAATACTCGTGCTACTGACCGTGCTGGCGGAAGTGGTACTTCTAGTTGGGACACCAATAATCCTACTATGCGTCGTATCGGTAAATGAGGCCAGAGCCTAGTAAAAAAGATACACCAGAACAGTTTAAGATGGCCGAATGGGTCAGAGAGGCTGGATTTGGTAGCATCTTAGAACAGGACTTTGAGCCATATGTAGTAGACATCTATATTCCTGACTTATTATTGGCGTTAGAGATTGATGGCCCTTACCACATGAAACGAAGAGACGCTCGTAGAGACGAGTACATTTGTACTAATTATAATATTGAAATATGGAGATACCCATTAAAAGTGGTTAAAGTTTCTTTTAAAGAAGAATTTATTAATAGTTTATTAAAGTATGCACAGGAGCAAATAAATGCCTAAGCTTAGTCAAGTATTACAAGAACGAGAAAAACATTGGATAGAATCAGCTTTTGATACATATGATTTAACTCAACAACGAGCTTCATACAAACGGACTAATTTTAGTCCATCACAAGCACATTTATGCCCACGAGCGTTATATTATTACATGTTAGGGCACGAGCAAGACCCTATTGCTTCTCAAAGTCTTCGTCGTATGGGTATTGGTACGGTGTTTCATGAATTCATAGAGAAGAAGTTGATAGAAACTGGACTAATGGTATCGTCTGAGCAAGAAATTACTTATGATGACCCACCTATCAGAGGATTTTATGATGCCATCATTAAGCGACCATCTGATGGTAAAGAGCTTCTTTTAGAACTGAAAAGTATGGCTGAACCAAAGAATCCTAAATTTGCAGACTATCTTCCTAGGCATGACCATTTGATTCAATGGAATTTGTATTCGTTGATGACAGGTATTGATGAAGGCATTATTTTCTATATTAATAAAAATAATCAACAATACATCATCTGTGAAACAGAACGTAATGAATCTATTATTTCAGCTACTTTAGAGAAATTTAAACAAGTACAAGAATATCTAGATAGTGGTGACCATTTTCCATATCAACCTGAATGGAAGCATGATTGGTGTAACTATAAAGCTACTTGTGAAAAAGATTATTTTATAAAAGGAATTTAACGTGGTTAAAGTATCTACATTTTTAAATAAAGCAGCCGAATTACATAATATTGATATTCAGTACCCAGTACCTGAACGGCCTGAAGGTAACCATAATTACACTTTTCCTATTAATGCAGACCGTTTAACAGATGTTGAGATAGATAGTTGGCTTTTATTCTTAGGAGCATGGCGAAGTTATCTAAGTTATCAGATGGCTCGTTTAGATGGAGAGCATTCCGTTCTTTCTGAAGGGTATGACCTGCTTTTATCAGCTAAAATTGCCATTCTAGAACAAGCATCGGAGAAACGTCTTCTTAAGGATTCTTTAAAAGGTCAAGCTCTTGCGGAAGATGAGCAACTACAACAGCTTAAAGTTCGTATTATTGGACTTAATGGTGAATTGAGGCTATTGAAAGGTCGTTTAAGTCTTTATGATTCACAGTTTGAGACTATTAGTCGTGTAGTTACACGGCGTGGACAAGAACGTTTCAAAATATGAGTATTTTAGGACTAGATGTCAGTACTTCTAAAATTGCCATCGCAACTCTTTCCTTAGATGGCTATAATGTGGTAGAGTTGACCTCTAAATTAAAGTCATGGGAAGCAAGACTTAAGGAATTGTACACACAACTCCTTCCGTGGGTAGCTTCAAATGTCTCTCCAGATGACTTGGTTTGTATTGAGGATATTCCTCTAGTTCAGAATCGTCAGACCCTGATTAAATTAGTTCACGTACTAGCTATGTGCCGTGTTGTATTTATGGAACATGACATGGAAGTCTTTACCGTTAATGTGAAAACATGGAAAAAGGACGTTATTGGGGATGGTGGGGCGGATAAGGATAAGGTAAAGGCGATGGCTATTAAAATTTTAGGCAAAGACATCAGTAAACTATCACAAGATGCTGTCGATGCTTTAATGGTAGCTAAATGGGGCGAATTACGTGTGTCTCCATGATAGAAAATAATCTATAAGTCTTGTTAATGAACGGCTTCCGGTTTTCATCTGAGGCACCGGAGCCGTTTTTATTTTGTAAAAAGTGAAGTGAGAAAAAGTGAAAGCAGCTGTATGGAATATCACTGATAATGCGTTAAAGATTTTAGAAAAACGGTATTATCTAAAAGATGAACACGGTATACCTACTGAAGATGCTGAAGGCATGTTTGGTAGAGTGGCACATGCTATGGCAGAAGTGGAGTATAGGTACGGAGCTACGGAAGACCAAGTCCATGACTTAGAACGTAGTTTTTTTGACTTGATGTGGGCTTTGGATTTTGTTCCTAATAGTCCTACCCTTATGAATGCTGGTACGGGCCAAGGAACAATGTCAGCGTGTTATGTCATGGATATCCCCGATAGTATGGAAGATATTATGCGGGTAGCGCATGATCAAGCTATGATAGAAAAATTTGGTGGGGGCATTGGATTTAGTCTGTCAGCGTTACGCCCTAAAGGTCGGGGGATATCTACTACTCAGGGAAAGGCATGTGGCCCTATCCATGTACTAAAGGTGCTTTCTCAGGTAGGCACTATGATTACACAAGGTGGGAAACGTGATGGCGCACATATGGCTATCATGGAAATCTATCATCCAGATATTGAAGAATTTATCCATTGTAAGAATACCGAAGGGGAAATTACTAACTTTAATATTTCAATAGGTGCTGATAGTAATTTCATGGAAGCAGTTAGACAGGATAAGTATATTCGTCTAGCGTGGCCTCTAGATCATCAGTTCTATGAAACTCCTGACGATAGTATGGATGGTCGCTTTGTAAAGGCTACTGAACTATATAGTGAAATCATTAAAGGTGCCTGGACAAATGGAGAGCCTGGAATGGTTTGGCTTGACCGTATAAACCAGGACAACACTACTCCTGCGCTAGGACAAATCAATGCTACTAATCCTTGTGGAGAGCAGCCATTGCTATCAGGGGAGTCCTGCAATCTAGGCAGCATCAACGTTGGTAATTTTATTAACTATGTAGGCACAGTTCCTAGTTTTGATGAAGAACGATTTGTTAAAGTCGTTGCTATCTGCGCACGATTCTTAGATAACGTTGTAGATGCTAATAGGCATCCTACTGAGTATACGACTGCTATGAATCAATCTACTCGTAAGATTGGTCTAGGAATCATGGGATTTGCTGATTTATTAATTCGTCTTGATATTCCTTATGATAGCGAGGACGCACTGATATTAGCAGATAGAATAGGTCTTGTTCTGCGTACTGAAGCCGATAAGACTTCTTCTTCTATTGCTAAACATAAGGGCAATTTCCCCGCATTTGATAAGTCTCCTCTTAATAAGATTAATGGGGGAGAATGGGACACTATGCGTAATGCATGGAGACTGTCCATTGCTCCTACAGGGACAATTAGTATGATTGCTAACTGTTCTAGTGGAATTGAGCCTTTGTTTGCATTGGCATATAAGAAGCACAATATGTCTGCATCATTAGAGAACTTAGAACTTTTTTATATAAATGACGATTTAAAGAAGCGTCTTGACATGTCGCATAACGATATTACTAAGTATCTTGAAGATGGGCATAGTATTGATGGATTGATGGACTCAACACTTCGTGGCATATTCACGGTTAGTGATGAAATCAAACATGATAGTCATATTAAGATGCAAGCATCTTTCCAAAAATACGTAGATTCCGGTATATCTAAAACTATTAATCTTCCTAGTGAAGCTACAGAACATGATATTGCTATGGCCTATAGCCAGGCATGGGAATCGGGCTGTAAAGGTATAACTGTATATCGACGTGGTTCTAGAGAACGAGAAGTTTTAGTTTCTACTGCGAATACGTCAGAAACTATGTCTAGTATGCCCAGTACTCCGAATGTTAAAGCTAGAGCTACTAAGTTGGTAGGCTCAACTACTTCGGTGAACACTGGTCATGGAAAAATGTATGTCACCGTTAACTACGATAAAGATCAGGTTTATGAAGTTCTAGCACAAACTGGGAAAACTGGTAAATGTCAGGCCGCTGATACTGAAGCAATGGGACGTTTGATTTCTACAGCAATTCAATATGGAGTGCCTGTAGATGTTATTACAAAACAATTGTTAGGAATTACTTGTTGTCCTGTATGGAATAACGGTAAAATGGTATTGTCACTGGCTGATGGCATAGGACAGGTGCTATCAGGCTCTGCGGGGGTGTCTATCCATGCTAATGGGCATGGGGATGCTACGACATTAGAGAATTTTAGTGAGATAGTAGTAGGAGGGGCACGTTGTCCAGAGTGTGATGGCCCGTTGTCCATGTCTGAGGGATGTATGTCTTGTATGGAATGCGGTTACTCTAAATGTGGATAGAACGCGGCGATGAATGGAAAAATCTTAGTTTGTGGAATGCTTGTAGCAGTGGAGGCAGACGTGCTCACCGCTGTTGCTTG